ATGCCTGTTTTCATGAATGCTTCCTCTCCACAGCTTTCCGTGAAGAATTGGAAAATATGCAGTAGACAGCAGCACTTTCAGAACGGTAACATAGTACCAAACTATACGGAAAGAGAATACCAAACAGGGAAAACGGGTTACCCAGAAGAAGAGAATGAGGAATACACCGAAGCGGAACGCGCGTGTACGGGCGGGCGCGCGCGCGATAAGCAAATTGCCGCCATCTGGCGGTCTGATTTCGGTGCGATTCCCGCCCCGGCGCAGGTGCAGCGGCTCTCCACCGCGGCGGATGTGCTGCAAATGCCGCTGACAGTGCTGCGTGAAGCCGTCCGGTGCGCCGCCGCGACGGGCGCGAAGTCCCCGATGGCGTATGTGCTGACACTCCTGCAAGACTGGCACTATGCGGGCGTTCGGACGGCGGATGATGTGGGCGAATATGCCTATCTGCGCGACGTGGTGGAGGGCAGGCAGCCCGGCAACCGCGAAAAAGCACAGCAGGCGCTGGCACAGATGCGCCTCCGCCATCAGCAGATGCCGGAGGGCAGCGAGGAAGGGGCGGACGGCTGATGCAAGCAAGCGACATGACAACGGAGCAGCTGATTCGCTACTTCCGGTGCATGGGCAGCGCGAACGCGGTCTGCCGCGAGCATCAGCGCTGCCAGGACTGCCCGTATTACGTTCCGCAGAGCTACAACGTGCGCTTCCGTGACGCGGCGATGGAAATTGCCAATCGGCTGGAAGCAGCACTGAACCGTGGAGGACAAGCAACATGAGCAACCAATCCCCCTGCACCGACCCGCTCTACCCCTGCACGGCGCTGACGCTGGCAGAAAAGAGTGCCGCGCTGGAGCAGCTGACGTGGCTCCGCAAGCATATGCTGGCGGTGAATTTCCACGAATACGAGGCGGTGGACGCGGCAATCCGCGCCCTGCGCAAGGCGACGACGGTGGATGACTGCCGGGTGCGCCGCATCCCTGTGTACGGCATGGGGCAAGCGAGGGACGCGGCGTATTCCCAGCGTGGCGACGACTATCTGCTCGAAGCCCAGCGCGTCGCGGGAGAGAATCCGCCGAATGCGTCAGATATGCCGGAGAACGCCCCGAAGAATCCGCCGGAGACGGTGGAGAATGCCGAAAATTCGCCGAAGGTGCCGCCGAAAAAGCGAAATGGCGGCTGGCGGTGCTGACAGGCGATTCAGGAGGGGCGGACGATGCGGGCAAAAGAGTATCTGTCGCAGGTGCGTTTTCTCGACGAGCGAATCACCTGCAAGCTGGCGGACGCGGCGCGATTGCAGGACATGGCGACGCGCATCACGCCCATCCTGCGGGAAGACGGCGTGTCTGGGGGCGGCGGCGCGCCGGATCGTCTGGCGGACGCGGTGGCGAGAATCATTGACCTGAAAGCCGAAATCAACCGGGATATTGACCGCCTGGTGGACAAGAAGCGCGACATCGCGGCGAAGCTGGGCAAATTGACCGACCGGCGGCATTACGCGGTGCTTTTCCGGCGGTATCTGCTGTTTGAGACGTTCGAGAAGATTTCCTGCGAGATGAACTACTCGTGGCGACACGTCTGCTCCCTGCACGGGCAGGCGCTGGAGGCGTTTCAAAAGGTGCTGGACGCGGAAAAAGACGCTTGATGCGGCGTGGAGGTGAGAAAAATGGCGATAATCGGCGTGCTGTGTCTGCTGGCGGCGGTGGTCTGCGCGGCTTGCACGATGGTATTTCAATCCACGCTCCCCACACGGGGAGCGACTATGGGTATACGACATTGGCAACAGTGTGCGATATTTTTCAATCCACCCCCCACGCGGGGAGCGACCCGCGCTTACGCGTTTTCTTCCGTAGCCTTGCCGGAATCCGCGTGTTCTTCCAACTTGAGGGGAACTTTTCGCCCGGTGGAGGCTCACGGCACGAGCAAATCCACCGGGATTTCCAGCACGGCGGCAACAGTGCGCATCCGCTCCAGCGGCACGGACTGCTTGCCGTACTCCCACAGCTGCACGACGCGTTCAGCGCTTGCGCCGGTATAGCCGCACATTTCGCCAAGGGCGCGCTGGGTCAGACCGCGCTCCTTGCGCTTGCTCTTGATGAGGGCGGGGATGCTTTCGACAGGGGGATTCGACGGGGTATAGCACATGATGATGCTCCTTTCACTTTTTGCGCAGATCGTTCGTCAGCAGCACAGCCAGATAGACCAGAACACCGAGTTCGGCAATGTCTAACAGCAATTGTACAAAATCCATGTTGCACGGATGAGCAAGATGTGGTAGAATAGAAGCGAGGGCAGCAGGGTGTTTTGCGCACCCTGCCGCGCCCGGCTGATTAGTCCTTCAGGAGTTCCAGTGCGATTTGAAGCACCTTCAGGGCAATCAGCAGAACCGTCGCTGCAAGTTCCAGCTTGCGGCGATTTTTCTTTCGCTTCTTGCTCATCCCGTTCACCTCCTTTCCTCCTCTATTATATCACAATAAACTCATTGTGTCAATAAGTAAATCAAAGAAATTTTGCAATTTTTCATCACTTATTTTCAGAAGCTCGCGCCCTGCTTTCCGAGCCGCTCGCGGCATCACATCATAGAATATCATAGTATTTCATATTGCCCCCGTGCTATACTGCACATGGAAACCTCCAATCACCTCACCCGACGGACGCGCCAGTCTCCGCCGGGTCTTTTTATGCCTCAAATTCGCTGTACCACACCCGTGGAGATGAAATCCTCTGCGCGTGGAGGCACAGCATCGTTCGTTCCTCATTGCACAGAAAGGATGGTGGACTTGGCTGGACTGACCGAGAAACAACGCCGCTTCTGCGACGAGTACCTGATTGACCTGAACGCGACGCAAGCCGCCATCCGTGCCGGATATTCCCCGAAAACAGCGGCGGCGATTGCGGCAGAAAACCTCACAAAACCTAAGGTGACTGAAAACATCAAAAAGCGCATGGACGAAAAGGAAGATGCGCTGATTGCCAAGCAGGACGAAGTGCTGAAATACCTGACGGCGGTGATGCGCCGGGAGATGAAGGAGTCTGTCGTCGTGACGTGCATGGAGGAGAAGACGGAAGTCATCCCTGGCGAGGGCGGCAGCAAGCCCACCCGGCGCACAACGAAGAAGGAAGAACCGAAGGTCGTCGAGATTCCGGCGCGGCTGTGCGACGCGAACAAGGCGGCGGAGCTGCTGGGCAAGCGCTACGGGCTGTTCACGGACAGGGTGGATGTGTCGGGCAGCCTGCCGGTGATTCTGGCGGGAGAGGATGCGCTTGACGACTAATCAGCCGCGAATCTACCTGCCGGATGTCGTCGGGCGCGGCTACGGCGCATTCTGGCGCTTCACGGGGCGCTACCGCGTGTGCAAAGGCAGCCGCGCAAGCAAGAAAAGCACCACGACGGCGCTGAATTTCATCTACCGCATGATGAAGTACCCCGGCGCAAACCTGCTGGTCATCCGCAAAACGTACCGCACCTTGCGCGACAGCTGCTTCACACAGCTTCTCTGGGCGATTCACCGCCTGCAAGTGGAGGCGTTCTGGAGCTGGAAGGAAAGCCCGCTGGAAATCACCTACAAGCCGACGGGGCAGAAAATCTACTTTCGCGGCATGGATGATCCATTGAAATTGACCTCCATCACCGCGCAGAGCGGCGTGCTGTGCTGGGTGTGGATTGAAGAAGCCTACGAAATCATGAACGAGAGCGACTTCAACACGCTGGATGAATCCATCCGCGGCGAATGCGCACCGCCGCTGTTCAAGCAAATCACGCTGACGTTCAACCCGTGGAATCAGAAGCACTGGCTGAAAGCGCGCTTTTTCGACATAGAAGACCCGGACATCCTCGCCATCACAACGAACTACCAGTGCAACGAGTGGCTGGACAAGCAGGATTTACGCCTATTTGAGCGGATGAAGGCGACGAACCCGCGCCGCTACGCCGTGGCTGGCTTGGGCAACTGGGGCATTGTGGACGGGCTCATCTACGAGAACTGGAAGGAAGCGCCGTTCGACCCGGCGGAAATCAGCCGGACGGGCAAGCTGGAATCCGTGTTCGGGTTGGACTTCGGCTTCACCAACGACCCGACGGCGCTGTTCTGCGGATTGTTGGACATTCCGGCGCGCCGCCTGTATGTATTTGATGAGCTGTACGAACGGGGATTAACGAACGACATGATTGCCAAGCGCGTGACGGCGATGGGCTACGGAAAGGTCAGCATCACCGCTGATGGTGCAGAGCCGAAATCCATTGCCGAACTGCGCGGCATGGGCTTGCGCGTGCACAGTGCGGCGAAAGGTGCGGACAGCATCCGCAGCGGCATCCAGTGGATTCAAAATCTCGAAATCATCATCCACCCGCGCTGCGCGAATTTCATAACGGAAATCAGCAACTACACATGGGACAAGGACAAGTTCGGCAAGATGCTCGATAGCCCCATTGACGACTTCAACCACCTGATGGACGCCATGCGGTATGGGCTGGAAAAATACATCATCAACAAGAAATGGACGTACTAACGAGAGGATGACACGAATGACAGACGGAGAAAGACTGACGGCGATTCTTGCGCAGTACGCCATCCCGTGCGAGAAGGTCAGCTTCCGCGGCAAGCTGGACGCGCTGGCGGCGGGGCTGGGCATCCAGACGCAAGGGCGGCTGCTGGGCGACGTGCTGGATGACATTGCCGCCAAGATGGGTGTGAAGCGCGACAACCGCCTCTATGGCGCGTTCATCCGCAAGCTATACGAGGACGTGACCAGCGGCGAGGACGCAACGCTTTCCGGCAATCCGCTGACGCTGACGGAGTGCATCGGTGGGAAACCGTTTGGCGCACTGCATGTGTACGGCAAAAGCACGCAGAACGGCGTGCCGCTCCCGACCGCGCCCGTGCCGATTGTCAGCGCGGGCGACGGCGGAACGGTGACGGTCACGGTGTCGGATGGCGCGAACAATTCGCAGACGCTGACGCTGCAAACGCCGAACGCACTGTGCGGCATCCCGGTTGCATCCAGCGGCAATTACACGGATGAGAACGGGCAGCAGTGGGTCTGCGACGAGGTGGATTTGGCGCGCGGCGTGCGGGTGCAGCGTATCCGGAAAATCAAGGTAACATCGTCGCTCAATTGGCAGACGGCAGGGCGCGAGGTTGACCGCTACTTCGCTTGGTTCAACGGCACATACACGTCGAACGTGCTCTGCACACACTTTTCCACCGCTCTCGGCTCTGAAACGGTCGGCGGGGCGATTGCCAATCATAATAACCTTGTCGGCTTTGCATTCGCCGAAAAAGGCACGACGACCCTCGATGACTTTAAGCAGTTTTTGGACGAGAATGACGTTTTTATTTGGGCTGCGCTTGCTACACCGGTGGAAACCGACATTTCTGCGGACGAAGTCGCAGCCTACAAGGCGCTGACTACCTATGCCCCGACGACCGTCATCAGCGTGAGCGGCGGCGCGGGGCTGGCGGCAACCTACAGGCGCCGGAAAGCGGCAAAATGACAGCGTTCCGCCCGGTGCTTTTTTTGAACCCCAAATTCACCACCGAGGAGGCGTATCCCTATGTTATCCCCCGCGGAAATCCGCACATTCATCGACAGTGACAGCGCATCCACCCGCAAGCAGCTTGCGCGGCAGGGTCAGCACTACTACGAGGGCGACCACGACATCCGCAATTACCGCCTGTTCTTCATCAACGCCGACGGCACGCCGCAGGAGGACAAGAACCGCTCGAACATCAAAATCAGCCACCCGTTCTTCACCGAGCTGGTAGACCAAGAGGCGCAGTACATGCTGTCCGGGCAGGAAGCGTTCGTGCGGTCGGACATTCCGGAGCTTCAAAAGGCGCTGGAGGACTATTTCGACGAGGATTTCACCGCTGAACTCTACGAGGTCGTCACGGGCGCGGTGGCGAAGGGCTTCGAGTACATGTACGCCTACAAGGATGCGGACGGCCGCACGCGCTTTCAGGCGGCGGACGGCCTCGGCGTGGTGGAAGTCCGGGCGAAGGATACGGACGACGGCTGCGAGTACGTCATCTACTGGTACATCGACCGCATCGGCAAGGACAACAAAACCATCAAGCGCATTCAGGTGTGGGACAAAAAGCAGACGCACTTCTTCTGCCAGGTGAACGAGGGCGAGATTGTGCCGGACAATTCCGCACCGCTGAACCCGCGCCCGCACACCATCTGGCGCAAGCCCGGCGACGAAAGCACCTACTTTGACGGCTTCGGCTTCATCCCCTTCTTCCGCCTGGACAACGGGTCAAAGCAGTTTTCGGGGCTCAAAACCATCAAGGGGCTGATTGACGACTACGACCTCATGTCCTGCGGGCTATCCAACAACATTCAGGACGCGAACGAAGTCCTCTACGTCGTCAAGGGGTTCGAGGGCGACAACCTCGATGAGCTGATGACCAACATCCGGGCGAAAAAGCACATCGGCATCCCGGATTCCGGCGGCGACGTGGAGATTCGCACGATTGACATTCCCTATCAGGCGCGCCAGACGAAGCTGGAACTGGACGAGAAAAACATCTACCGCTTCGGCATGGGCTTCAACGCCGCGCAGGTCGGCGACGGCAACGTGACGAACGTGGTCATCAAGAGCCGCTATGCGCTGCTTGACCTCAAGTGCAACAAGCTGGAAATCCGCTTGAAGCAGTTCATGCGCAAGCTGCTGAAAATCGTTTTGGCGGAAATCAACGAATCCGGCGGCACGGACTACCAGATGCAGGACGTGTATTTCGACTTCCAGCGCGAGGTGATGGCGAACGCGCTGGACAACGCGCAGATTGAGCTGACGGAGGCGCAGAAGCAGCAGGCGCAGGTGAACACGCTGCTGGCGCTCACCGACGTGCTGGATGACGAAACGCTGCTGGAAAACATCTGCGACGTGCTGGAACTGGACTACAAGACGATTCGCGGGCGGACGAAATCAGACGACGGCGCGGCGGACGTGGTGCTGGCGGACGTTCCGGCGGAAGAGGATGACGCGGGGTGATGTGAATGCGCAAGAGCGAGAAGGAAACCCTGCAAGCAATGCTGGACGACGAGAAGGAGACCATCAAGGCACTGGAAAAGGCATACCAGCGGGCGATTCGGCGCATCGACAACCACATTCGCATCCTCGAAAGCGACGAAATGACGCAATCGAAAATCTACCAGAAGCGCTATCAGGAGGCGATGAAAGCCCAAATCAACGCCGCGCTGGACGAACTGCACAAGAAAAGCAATCAGACCATCGAAGAATACCTGACGCGCAGCTATCAGCACGGCTATGTCGGCACGATGTACAGCCTGCACAAGCAGGGAATGCCGATTCTCGCCCCCATTGACCAGCGCGCCGTCACCCGCGCCGTCCGCACGGACAGCAAGCTCAGCGGGCGGCTATATGGTGAACTTGGCGTGGATATGCAGAAGCTGAAGAAGACCATCCGCCGGGAAATCTCCATCGGCATTTCCATCGGCAGCGACTACAACCTGATTGCCCGGCAAGTGCAGATTTCGTCCGGCATTCCGCTCAAACGCGCGAAGACCATCGTCCGCACCGAAGGACACCGCATTCAGCAGCAATCCGCTGACGACGCGCGCAACGCCGCCAAGGGTCAAGGCTGCCAAGTGGTCAAGCAGTGGGATGCCGTGCTGGATGGCAACACGCGCACGGATCACCGCGTACTGGACGGGCAAATCCGCGAAGTCGGCGAACCGTTCGAGATAGACGGCAAGAAAGCCGAATACCCCGGCGCATTCGGGCGACCCGAAGAGGACTGCAACTGCCGGTGCGTGGCGCTGACGCGGGCGAAATGGGCGCTGGATGCGGACGAGTTGCAGACCATGAAGGACAGGGCGCAGTTTTTCGGGCTGGACAAGACGGAGGGGTTCAGGGAGTTCGAGGAGAAGTATCTGAAAGCGGCGGAAGAAAGCGAAAAAGTATTCTACAATCAGGAGCGAATCACAAAAAGCCGAGCGTTCGCAGTGGATTCCAAGGTGATTGAAAGCCGAGAATATGCGGATAAATTCGACCTGATGGCGAACAGCCCGCAAGAGCGGCGCGAGTTCCTGAAAGCCGCCAAGGAACTGCTGCAGCATCGTTCCGGGCAGAACGGCGAGGACTTGTACCTGTATAACCGCGATAGGCAGACGTGGGTGAAGTCCGTCACAGGCGACAAGCCGGGAACGCCGGAGTACACGGTGGAAATCTTCAACGCCATTAAAAAGGCGAAGGAGAAAGGCGAGCAAGTGGTAGCGTTCCACAACCACCCCGGCAGTATGCCGCCGAGCGCGGCAGACATCAACGCTGCATTGCAAAATGGGTATTCGGCGGGCTATGTGCTGTGTCATGATGGGACGATTTACAAGTACAGCGCACCCAAAACGAAAATCATTGATGCAATTTATAACAAGCGTGTTGACAGCTTCAAAAAAACAGGCTACAATGAAGGTGATGCACAGCGTAAGGCACTGGAATATCTGTCGGAGTTGTACGATTTTTCTTTCAGGGAGGTGAAGTAACGTGGCAAAACGAGTAGTTTACCGCGAAAATGACAACATTGACTACGAAGAACGCGCAAAGTATGCCGCTATGTCACGCGAAGAGCTGGACAAGCTGCTGAAAGAAGATGACGTGATGATTCTCCGTCAGCTTGAAGAAGCTGCCGCACCACTTTCTGAAAAGCCGGAAATGAAGGTACGCTGCGTAAATGACACAGACCACATCTATCTGAAAAACGGCAAGGTATATAGCGCATACCATTCGGTGACGGGACTTTTCCGCGTGACGGATGACAGCGGCGAAACGTTCCTGTACTCTCCGGAAGACTTTGAAATCGTGGAAGAATATTAAGCACCCTGCCCCCGCAAGGTGCTTTTTTGATACGTTGAAAGGAGTGCGTAAACGTGACCATGACCAGAGAGGAACGAATCCAGCAAATCAGGGACTGCGGGCAGACCATCACCGAAAAGGCAGAAAGCATCTACGGAGATTATGCCTGCCCGTCAAACTTGCAGGTGGTCATTACCATGAAAGCGAATGAATTGCCGAACATCACCGTGAATCGGGAGTTTTTCAGCGACATCATGCTGGAACGCAATGGTGGGCATATCCATTAACCGGCTTTGAACCAGCTTTGAACCTTGTTTGAAACTAAAAATTGCAAGTTGCCAAGAGAAATTGCAACTTGCAATCAACTTAATTCGCGAAAAGCAGCCGCACACCTCGTGCAGGCTGTTTTTTCATACAATAATTCCGAAAAGGAGTGGTATCATGGACATCTCTACCATGGGCACGGTGCTGGCGATTGTCGTCATCACCTACCTGATTGGCCTGCTCTGCAAGAGCGTCGGCAGCATCCGCGATGAGCTGATTCCGGTCATCGTGGGCGCGGCGGGCGGCGTGCTGGGCATCGTGGGCATGTACGTCATCCCGGATTTCCCGGCGAAGGATGTGCTGAATGCGCTCGCGGTCGGCATCGTGTCGGGGCTCGCCTCGACGGGCGTGAATCAGGTGTATAAACAGCTCGGCAAAGCAGAAATTGACCCCGGTGGTGATTGACGATGGCATCAAAAACGGTCAGCGCGGCGGAGGTTGTCGCCCTCTTCCGCCGCGCGCTGGCGGAAAAGTGGGGGTACATCTGGGGCGGCACGGGGCAGGTTCACACGCAGCGTGCGCAGGACAGCGCCACCCGCGCGCAGACGATACGCTACGGGCAGCAGTGGGTCGGGCGGCGCGTTGCGGACTGCTCCGGGCTGTTTTGGTGGGCGTATAAGCAGCTGGGCGGGTATATGTACCACGGCAGCAACACCATGTGGCGCAAGTACGCCGCCGCCAAGGGCGCATTGCAGGGCGGCAAGCGCACCGATGGTCAGCCGCTCAAGCCCGGTACGGCGGTGTTCCTCACCAAGGGCAGCGACCGTCACCACGTCAGGCTGTACGTCGGCGATGGCAAGGTCATCGAGGCAATGGTACGCTGACCAGCTATGTCAAGACGACCGACAAGAACACGCAGGAGATTACGATCGTCAAGCAGACGATGAACGGCATGAGCGGCACGCTGGGGACGAAAGTCAGAAAAGACGACGTGGTGTCGGTCATCAATCAGACGGCGGGCGCGGTCAAAATCAGCGCGAACTGCATTGATTTGGAGGGGTATGTGACGGCGAGCGAGTTTGAAACTGTTGCAGCGTATACGCAGGTATTCAAAGGCGGCGAAATCAGCGGTTTAACGATGGAAGCCGTGGAAGGTACGTTTTCGCATATTCTTGCGGACGATGGACGTATCCCTATGCTTACTGTGAGTAACGCTGGCGGTTTCGGCATCAACGTCGAACAGATGGGGCTGACTGTGTACGATAGCGGCTATCACACGTTTATCGTCACGAAAAACGGGGACGACTACACTTTCTACCTCGATAACTGCAAGATTTACGGCAACAAACTCACTTATCCGCAGGCAGAGACGGGAGAAAAAAAACTCTACATCGGCGGCTGGGAAAGCGGTTGGAGCATGGTAAGCGGAACGATTATGGACATCCGAATTTACAACAAGTGCATTGACGCTAATATCGTCAGTGAACTGAATGATATTTTCGCCGCATCATAAAAACATGGGGGGACACGCATGAGTCTTGACACCATCATCGTCGCCGGGATTTCCCTGCTGGGCACGCTGGCAGGCAGCTACTTCGCCAACAGCAAGACAAACGCCCTGCTGTCCTACCGCTTGGAGCAGCTGGAGCGCAAGGTGGAGAAGCACAACTCCGTCGTCGAGCGGACGTTCCAGTTGGAGAACAACGTGCAGACCGCGTTCAGCCGGATTGACGAGATCCGGGAAACGCTGCACGAGCATCAGGAGACGTGAAAAAAGCCGGGATGGCGGCGGAGGGAGAAGTCCTCTGCGGCTGTCCCGGCTCTTTTTCTGTGAATCACATCAATTCATGCGAGGAAAGCGGCTGCTCGAACAGACCGCACATCGGCGAAGCTGGTCGAAACTGCCGCACCGCCGCGCAGCCACTCAAAAACGAAATTGGCTTCCAAGGTCAAGGGTTGATTGCCCCGGTTGTATCTGAGGGCGTAGTCGCGCTTTTCGGGCGTATCCGCGAAGGAAAAGCTGAATGCACGCCGTCCTTTTCCAGCTGATAGGGGAGAATTGCCTGACCGAGTTTCAAATCGCCGCACAGTCCAGCGAAGGACATGTCCCGCGCATGGGCGCGAAGCCAGTCGGCGGTTTCTTCCTGTTTCAGATGCTCCGGCGTCTGGGCGGCATCCATACGCCAAAGGTGTTGACCGTGTTCACGATGACTTGCGCGGGACTGCTGAAAATGTTGAGCCTATCCCATACTTTGTGTAAACCTCGAAAGTAG